CCAGCCGGAAGTTGCCTCCTGAATCATCTGTTCGTCAAGTTTCTGTTGAAATAAGGTTGCTGTTGCAAGTGTGTTAAATGCCATAATTTATTTCACTCCTAATTAAAAATTACCCCTCGCGGCAGCAAATGCATCATCTACCGCTTTGACTTCCGGTGCGTCGGGGTTCAGCGTACCGGCATGAAAACCATTGCCCTTTGGTTTGGTTTCCTCCACCGTGAAAAGATAAGGATCAGATGTTTTCACGCCCTCAAGCAAAGCGTCAAGACCATCAACGCTGCCGTCGTCTTTAACGGCGAGTTTTGAGGAATCAATCAGCGCTTTGATCGCCGTGGCATTTTTGCCCTTCGCTTTGGTGATACCGAGGTCGAGGGCAGCATTGAGAGCAGTCTGTTTGAGTTTACTGTTCAGCGTTTCTGTGTCGGTCTTGTATTTGCCCTGCAGATCAGCGAGTTGCTTTGTCAGATCCGCATTGTCGCCGGTTGACTTTTTTAGGTCCTCAATATCCTTGTCACGGTCAGCAAGCTGCTGCTTGATTGCCTTGTTGGTTTCGTTGAGTTCATCCATGCGCGATTTTGGGATATATGAGCCCTTAATATCATCGTCATGCTGCTTAACGACTGCTGCGATCTGCTCGTCAGTTAGGCCGAGCGCTTTGAGTGCTTCCTTGTCCATAAAAATAAACCGCCTTTCAAATTACGCTTTTTAACGTGGGTGTCGTCCACGGAATCTGTCTCGCTCTTTTACGCCTGCGATACCAGGAAGGCGAAATGTAAAAGCGCCCCGCTGTGATGCAGGACGCTTTTAGGCATAATAAAAGCCCGCCTATTCAGCGAGCATGAAAAAAACCACTCTCATTTCTGAAAGTGGTTACTACTGCAATATTAAGCTTAAAGCTTCGTCTTCGCTGATTTCATCTATATTATCCATTTCGGCGGTACTGCCGATTACCTCACCGTCATAACCCATTAATCTGTCCATCAAAATGTTCTCATTGTCAACTTTCCAGCCTTCGCCTTTGGCATATACATACGGAATATCATCGGCCATTTTCCCAATGCAGCCAACGTCTTTAATTCGGTAGTATTGCACTTCCACGTTATCACCTAACCTTTTCTATATCATCCGGCATCTGCAGCGCAGCTGATAAAACTTTCATTTTCCGCATAAGCGCAACAGCTTCGGGTGAAGCTTTATTAGGCATTTCACGCCACTGTTCATAAAGCGGGTGTATTTTTTCTTTCATTACAAAACTATCAGGCGTGTGATATTGCAGTTCAAACCCCTGACCGTTTGGCGCTCGAATAATCGTGTTTACACCCTTATACGGATTCATCTTGTTGTTCCATGAATTCTTAACTGCAATTGTAGTATACCCATTTTTTCCAAGCTCGTCAATACTTTGCAAAGTCTTATTTACAAGTTCTTTCGGGGTTGCGGTAAAGGTATATCGGAGAATGTCTTTGACCTCATAATTGTTATCGCCAGGCTTATATTTTCGCCGTATCTTATCAAGGTAAGAACCCTTTTCCTTAATTCGATGTTCAAGCCCGGCGGGTGTCATATCGATCTTTTCGGCGGTGTTTTTTATCGTTTCTGTAATAGCCGGTTCATTCTGCACAACCTTTTTATAATAACCCATGCCGCGATACTGCGTTTTAAGAATGCCCCACTCCTGCGGATTGCCATATTTAAGCCCTTGAAATTCTGAAAACGACATTGGCATGTTCTTTTTGCCCAGTACGGAACAGTATTGATTGTATTGCACTGCATCAGCGGCGCGGTTTGCAATTATCTGCTGTGCTTTTTCAAGTTCTTCGGTGCCGACCTCTTTCCGCCATTGCTCATAGGTCATATGGCGGTCAACCTTATAATTCTTGCCGGTTTCAGGATTACGGGCCGTACGGGTACCACTGATATCCTCGCCGGGATAATAGGCGACCGTCGTACATCGGTCATTCGGATGGAGCGGCGGCAGATTTACGCCAGTGCGTGCTTCATTAACTTTGAAATGCTTGCCGTCGAGCACCCCGCAATGAACACAGGTGCGAGCGTCCAGCGTCGCAAGAAATGTATATTCTTCAACGCCCATCGCCTTATAGGATTTAACCGTTGCGTCGTTGTGCATCCGGTTTACTTCGGTACGCACAAGCCTTGCAGCCGCATAATACCCGACATCGAACAGATCCATAATGTCATGCGTCATTTGGGCAACTGTCGCACCAGAGGTTAATCCCTCGTCAATAATCTTGCCCGCTTCTTTGGCTACAAGGTGCGTATTTTTCCACACACGTTCACTGTAATTTTCGCCCTTCCAGCGGTTTTCAAGCGCTTCGGTTATGGAGTGCTGCGGTAAAGGCGTGAAAGCTATATCCTGCTCTGCTGCTTTTGCGGTATCATGCATCGTCTTATAATATGCGGCATCGTAGGTTTCAGCAAGCCGCTGCGCCCCTGCCTGTGACTCCTTTTCATTCAGCCACTCGGTTTCAGCATCAATCGCTTTGCGGATTGCCTGCGCGCGGCTGATCCGGTACACATAGGCTGGGGCATTCAGCTTTGCAAGAGCCTCTATGCTGCCTGTTTTAGCGTATTCCTCGCGGAGCGCGGCAAGCGTTTCGGCTGTTTCCTGCACAGATAAGACCTTTTTGGCATCCTTTTCGCTGTCAACACCAGAAGATTTCATATAGTTGACGAGGATAGTCCTCACAACGCGGGTTAATCGGGCGGTTGCCATATCATAAATGGCGCGCAGTCGCCGGATTGTATCGCCGGTCGACTGATAAGCATCGGCTTCACGCTGCAGGGCACGTTTAATCCAATAATCTTTTGATTGCATTAGGCATCACCGCCCATACACAATACATAATCGCCCGATAAGTGTAATTACCGCAATAACCATCATTATGCAACACCAAATTTTAGCCTGCTTCTTTTCACTCATTCCTACTCACTTCCTGCATTTTGCCCGCCCGCATCACCTGGCGGCACATCATCATTACCGAATATTTTTGACCGACGCTCGTCTTGTTTCTGCTGCTGTTCCTCCAGGTCCTTCATTGCCTGGTTAACATCATCAACGAGTGGATGCGCTGCCAAAAGTGTTTTATCGGGCACAAGGCCGCGGGACTGCATAATCATTTGCACTGTTTCATTGTCGTTGGTAATCATAGTCTTATTTATCGTAACCTTGATTTTGCTGCTGTCAAACTGCGTACCCTGCTTGCGGTTAATGTCTTCGGTTATAAACCAAAACAGTTCTTTCAGGGCTTTTTTCAGTTTCAGAATCAGCGGGTTTGCCTTCAAATCAAGCTGCGTATATTTAAATTTCAAGGCGACACCGGAAGGATTGTTGCCGAGCTGTTCGTCGCTAGTGTCAATACCCATACCAAAATGGTAAATATCGTGTCGCAGCATATCAAGCCATTTGCAGCGTTCCTCAACGGATAATGTGACTTGTTGCGCTGTGACATTACCATTCTCACCGCCCTCGACTGTAACCGCTTTATTAATTTGCAACTTTTTCGCAATCTGCGCAGCAACTTCGCCGCCGTAGCCCTGTATCACCCAGTACAATTCCACAAGGTCAATCTGATTGTTTGTAGTCGCAGAGGAAATCATATCGTAGGCGTCAATCAGACTTTTAATACTTTTGGGTTGCCCGTCACCGTCCTGCCCGCCAAGATCACTCGTGTCTTCACTGTTATTATGCAGTGGAATAAACGGCACACGTCCCCATGACATATCTTCACGGCTCCGCTCCATACCGTCAACACTTGTCACATTCCACCAATGCGGAGCGGGATTCGTTGGGTATGAAGCATCAAGCAAATAACGGCCCTGCTCATCCTCAACGTAATACGTAACGTCATTGGCCGTCCACCACTCAATTTTATAACGCTTGGTGGTTTGGCTGTTCTTCACGACATCAAACGTATAAAACCTTACAACGTCTTCAAGCGTACGCTGGTGCTCACTGTCATAGAACGGGATAACTTCCCCCGCCGGAATGATGTCATAAGCAAAGCTACCATCAGGGTTGTAATACGGATGCGCCCACCCGATTCCTTTGTTTGACGCCTCTTTCCCCCAGTCGACAAGCATATCGGAGAAATCTTCGTCACCGGTGCGGTCCGTGATCGCAGTTTCGAATGCCTTGTCACCGTCAACGCTAATTGTCGGAGGTTTGCCAACAGCATAGCCGACCTTCTGGTCGACTAAAAGCCTGTGGAACGGGTGTATGTTATGCATGTTAGAGTTGTTTTTGTTTGTGACGGTGCTAATAATGTCTTTGGCTTTACCAGGGTTGTCAGGATCGTCAACAGTATCATAAACCTGTGACGTCTGAAAACTGTGCTTTAAAATATCATGCTCGCCCTGGTAATACCGTTCACCGACTGCCATAAAACGGGTTTTGGCATCAACGCTAAAATCATTCAGGATTAGCTTTATAATATCACTCTGATTCTGCTTACCCTCAATGGCAAGACGGGCGTTTATGCGGTCAAGATCACTTATGTACACGGCTTTTCACCAACTTTATATAAATTTAATAAGCTATCATATGCCCTATTTGAAAGGGGGTCTCAATGTGGACATAAAATGTCCTTACTGTGGTTCTGCAGCCAATAAAGTCCTTCCGTCTTATGGTGCTAATACCTTTGGATTATTCGGATTCGACACTGATACATCAAAGTTTGTACCCGAATGTGCACTGCTATTAGATGCTTATTATTGTCCTTACTGTAAATACATTTCGACATTCGCTCACGAAACAAGATGATCACACAACCCTCACATTCCGCATATCATCCTCAAGTGCATACCGCACGGCGTCAATGCTGTGGTTATCCTTATCCGGGTAATCGGCTTTGAGATTGCCGTTTGCATCGCGTTCCAGCTCATAGCCGTAGAACTCGCGCCATGTGTTCGGGCAACGCTCAGCATCAATAATGATTTCCTCAATTTCCTCCGACAGCCACTTGACGCCATGGTCAACACTGTCGGGGCCTTTTTTTGCCCCTCTGACGCGCAGACCATAGCTGCGTACATCTGCGATGGACTTTGGTTCAGCAGAATCACATACAACCTCTTTGTTGTACTTGTTCTCTTTTTTCACCATCTCGGCGGCTTTTCTGTTACTCAAGTGTACCGCCTGAATTTCAAAGAAAATGTACAGCCGTTTGCGTGTCTTGTCATAATGGCAAACAGTGTAATGAAACGGATCGGAAGCATAGCCCCAGTCAAGGCCACGGCGAATACGGTCAAATGTTTTAATTTCTGCATCTGTGATTCGTCTGTTTGTAAGGTTGGTAAACACTTCGGCACCGGTACCGGTGACTTCACCCAGGTACTCATGTCGGTACGCTTCGGGCTTAACAGCTTTGAGGTGCTCAGCGTCGGTTATGAACTGCTCACCCAACCATTCACGCGGCACACTGCGGTAATCGCTGTGGTGCTGAATTGTATCGGGCCTATCCCATTCAACCGGGTCATTAACCCAGTTCCTTTGAGATTTCGGGGGATTATAAGAATAAAAGACGGTGAATTTCTCACCGCCTCTTACGACTGACTGCTGCACACTGCGGATCTTCTCAGAGCCCTCGAATTCGTCGAGCTCCTCGAACCACAGGTATTTTATATAACCTTTGGATACCTTGATTGATTTTGATTTCTTAACCTTATCTGCGCCGCGGAATAAAATGACCTGCCCTGTGGGTATGTAAGTGAGTTTTAGCGGGCTTAATGTCTCACGCCATAAATCAGACACGCCTAGTTTATCAATCGCCCACAGAAGCTGCTCATAGACACTGTCATGCAGATTATCTTTATAGCGGCGGAAGGCAACGGCGTTTGTGTGTTTGCCTTGTTTTGCATCATCCATCATGCCGAGAACTATCTCAACGCTGACAAAGGATGATTTTGTGCTGCCACGCCCACCGTCGAGTTTATAATACGTGTGCTTGCCGTCGATTATATCCCAATGCAGATCATAAAACGATGGCGCAATGATATCTTTAAGGCTTATTCGTACTTCGGGGGATATCATTGACAATCACCACCTGCCCCGTGCCGTTGACAGTCAATTTGTCGTTGAACATGCCAAGGTGACGGCCGAGCAATTCGAGAGCTTTGTTTTTGTCGTGAAACTTAATCTCACGTTCTATTGTGCTGCCCTGTTCAGAATCAGATACTTTCATTCTCACAGAGGATATCGCGGCGGTGTCGTCACGATTTGCGTCGCGTTTTACGGTAACTCTGTCGGTATCTATCACATCGGTGACGTTTACAAGTCCAATACGTGCCAATTCTCTAACCACACGGTCGGCATTTATTCCGGTTCGGCGC